TTGGGACTGGCCAATCTCCTTCGAAGGTACAACGTAAGCTACAAAGAGTTTGGTGAAGCTCTTGCCGTTGTTAACAGCGGTGAAGCAATCACTGAGTTCACCCCTGGCATCACCCTTGCCCTTGAATTTAAAAGTGGTATTGCACAAGCTGCGTCGATTGCACGAGTTAACAACATGGATCGTGCCTTCGCTATTGCTCCTACTGCTTCATGCAGCTATCGGTACAAAGATCCCGATGGTTACACAGCAACCCCTGAAATTGCACCCCCTATTGCCCGTCAAGTAGACCGCGACAGCGGCACGTTTGGCGTCCAGAGCTACGATTACGGTCAAGTTGAGATCGCATCGGAAGTTGGCTGGGATGCATACCTTAATGTGGCTAACGGCATCATGAAGATGCTTGATAGCACGGGACTTCTTCACGGTTATAGCTTCAATAGCTGGTCTGATGTGATCACTTATGATGAAGCGTTTATCGAAGAGTGGTTGGCATCTGATCAAACCTCCCTTTATTATTCGCTTCAGGTAATGAGTGACACACAGGACAAGACCAGCGCTTACGCTGCCTTGGACGAAGAAGATGTCGAACGTTACCTGGAGTTTATTGTTAATGACCCTGCTCCTGATTGTAATTGCGGCGAATGAACCCTTACGATAAACTACTTTCTAGAAAAAGAACCTGGACTCCTGTCCAAACCACTGCTGGTAAGGTGACCGAAGGTGCGGAAGAGGTAATCTACCGCGCCTTGGCTATCCGACACATGGAACTGCCAGTTGGTGACTTCATCTCGGATGCTCTCAACCATGATGTACCAGAGCTGGCACGGCCGCTCCTACTGTCCAACGTCCAAGACGAAATTAAGCACGACCTTGCATTGGGTTATATTACCAACTCCCTGGGTGTTGATGAGAAAGCTGAGGAGGAAGGCAAACGCCTCCGAGACGCTTGGATTGCTCATCCAGATCACACGATCCTCAAGGCATTGGTTGCCGAACGTGCGATTTTCTTTGTCCTCCTACCCTTTTTCCGTTTTACGGGAGATGCGGCGTTGAGGACTGTTTCCGCTGATATTAGCAGAGATGAACAAGTCCACGTTGCTACAAATAGCCTGGTATGTCGTGAGCTTGGGCTCGATTATAGTCCTTCTCTCGATAAGCTCCGCAAGGCAACCATTAGTTGGGTAATGCAGCCTCTCAAGGCTAATAACCCCAATAAATATTTAAACAAAAAATTTTGGCTGGATTCCAGCGATCGCTTAATGTATGAAGGCAAAGCTCCTGAGCTTGTCGAAACTAAACGTGCTCGGATGCCAGCGTTCTTTGAACATGCAAATCAAAACCTCCCTCAGTACGCTTAATGTACTGACGGTGGATCGTCTTCTAGCGGAACTAGAAGAACGGTTTCCACTTACAAACCCACAACCCGGTGCAGATCTAAACACGATCATGTACAAAGCTGGTCAGCGTAGTGTCGTGGACTGGGTTGCTTCTAGACTATCCGAAGGAGATTAAATCATGGGGCTTACAGGCCAAATGCTGATGAACAACCCACAGTTTCGTGCAGCATTTGAAAAAAAATATGGTAAAGACAAAGCTGAAAACAGTGCGGCTGCTCAAAAAATAAAAACAGCAGGGCGCACTCAAAGCTCTGGTTTAATGGGTATTCCTGCTCCTCCTGTTGCTCAACGAATGATGGATGAAAAACTTAAAATTCGTAGAGAAGGTGGTAGAGCAAGTAGAATCCGAAACATGAATCGATAGGAGACTATTATGGGCGGCGGAGCAAAACGACGCGAACATCACAGACAACAAGAGGCTATGCGATCAGCTACTCGTCAAACTAATGCTTTTGAAGCACAGATGCGGGCTGCAGAAGACCGCAATCAGCAGCTGGCTGAAGCACTTAAGCCTGTGCCTCAAAAATATACACCACCCCCGGTTACCACCAACGCTATGCTTGGTATGCGTGGTGTCAAACCTAATAAACCACGTAAAGCAGGAACCCTTGGTTCCCGTAGAGGCATCGCTTCCTTGCGTATTCCTCTTAACATTGGATCAACCCCAGGCGGTACAAACATTCCTAGTTAGATAAATGAAAGCTAAAAGCAGGTACGATCATCTAACCAGTGACCGCCAGCATTATCTCGACCTAGCAGTTCAGTGCTCTGAGCTGACCCTTCCTTATCTTATCCAACGTGATGAGATCAGACCAACCCACAAACAACTAACTCAACCTTGGCAAGCAGTCGGAGCTAAGGGTGTGGTGACGTTGGCAGCTAAGCTCATGTTGAGTTTGCTTCCTCCGCAGACCACGTTCTTTAAACTGCAAGTCCGTGACGACAAGCTGGGAACTGACTTCCCGGCAGATGTTCGTAGCGAACTTGACCTAAGCTTTGCCAAGATTGAGCGAATGGTCATGGAATCGATTGCTGCTTCCAGTGATCGTGTCGTTGTTCACCAGGCTCTTAAGCACTTGGTGGTTGGTGGTAACGCTCTGATCTACATGGGTAAAGAAGGTCTCAAGCACTACCCACTGAACCGCTACGTTGTAGAGCGTGATGGTAATGGTCACGTAATTGAGATCGTCACCAAAGAACTTATCAACAAAAACCTTTTGCCTAAAGGTATTGTCGAAGAACGAGAAGCCAACAGCGTCATCGGTTCTAGCCTGCATGGCGAAGATGTAGAGATCTACACGCACGTCAAGCTGGACAACAACCGTTGGGTGTGGCACCAGGAAGCACTCGATAAACGTATTCCTGGTAGTGAAGGTAAGGCTCCTAAGGACGCAAGCCCCTGGCTGGTCCTGCGGTTCAATACCGTTGATGGTGAAGGCTACGGTCGTGGCCGATGCGAAGAATTCCTGGGTGATTTGAAGTCACTCAACGCACTCTCTCAGTCCCTCGTAGAAGGCTCTGCAGCGGCTGCTAAGGTCGTCTTCGTGGTATCACCCTCAAGCACCACTAAACCCGCCACCATCGCCCAGGCAGGCAACGGTGCGATCGTTCAAGGAAGGCCAGAAGACATCGGTGTTATCCAAGTGGGTAAGACTGCTGACTTCAGTACAGCAATGACCATGATGCAGCAGCTTGAGCGACGCTTGGCTGAAGCATTCCTTGTCTTGACTGTCCGACAAAGCGAGCGCACAACTGCAGAAGAGGTACGCCTCACTCAGTTAGAACTAGAACAACAGCTTGGCGGTTTGTTCTCGTTGCTTACTAATGAGTTTCTTGTTCCTTACCTAAACAGAAAACTGCTGATGCTGCAGCGTTCTGGTGAGTTGCCTAAGATCCCTCGTGATCTGGTCAACCCTACCATCGTTGCTGGTATCAATGCTTTGGGTCGCGGTCAAGACCGTGAATCCCTGACCAACTTCATTGGGACTATTGCACAAACACTTGGTCCCGAAGCTCTGATGAAGTACATCAACGCTGACGAAGCAATCAAGCGCCTAGCTGCTGCACAAGGCATTGATGTCCTTAACCTTGTCAAGAGCATGGATCAACAACAGCAAGAGCAAAACGACCAAATGGCTCGTGAAGATGAGATGGCACAGCTCCAAGCTGCTCCCGGTCTTCTGAAAGCTCCGCTTGCTGATCCTACTAAAAACCCCAACGCGGGTGAACTTGTAAATTCTGTGATGGGTGAGGCCATCGTTCCCCCTACTGAATAAATATGGCTGAAATCATGACTTATGATTCGACCAATGACTCTGTTATTATGGAGTCGATCGAATCCAATGAGGCTGAATCTCTCGCTATTGGCGAAGAGCTTATGGCACAGCAAGAGGAAAGGCTTGCTGGCAAGTACAAAGATGCAAAGGAGCTTGAGAAAGCTTACCTTGAACTGCAACAGAAACTTGGTTCCCGTTCTGACGATGAAGTTGAGGACAGTGAACCGGAGGCTGAGGCAGAGTATGAAGCTACGGAAGACGAGCAGGTTGATTTCCTGTGGACTGTCAACGATGAGATCGCTGAGACTGGCGAACTCTCTGAAGAAACCCTAGCTAAATTTGATTCCATGTCCTCCCGTGAACTGGTTGACGCTTGGATGCGTTACCAGGGTTCGATCGATATGGATGCTGTTGACTCTGCACCTGCTGGACGTGAACTGTCTGAAGCAGAAGTCAATGAAGTCTACAACCTGGCTGGTGGTCCTGATGAGTACCAACAGCTAGTTGGCTGGGCTGCAGAAAACTTTTCTGAAGAAGAGGTTAGTGCCTTTGATTCAGTGGTTGAGTCCGGCAACCTTGCAGCTATTAAACTAACGCTGCAAGCTTTACAGTACCGTTACAATGACAACATGGGCTACGAAGGTGAGATGATCCAAGGCAAACCTGCACAGTCTCGTGAGATCTTCCGTAGTCAAGCTGAGCTTGTACGGGCTATGAGTGATCCACGTTACGATGATGACCCGGCATATCGCATGGCTATCATGGAAAAACTGGAACGCTCTGGACTTGAATTTTAATGAACGACACTAACATCTGGGCCAAAGAGCCACCCCTCATTATGACCGACCATCCCTATGGAGTGCCTCACAATGAACGCGCTGAGCGACTCAACGGTCGCCTTGCTATGCTTGGCGTCATGGCTGCTCTGGGCGCTTACGCACTGACTGGACAAATTATTCCTGGTATCTGGTAATTATCATGCCCGCTATTAATCCTTGGTTAAAAGATCTTAATTCTAAAAACCCGCGCCCTTCCAAATATTGGGGAGAGCCGGGTAACGCAGGAAAAAACAAAGATGTAAAAAAAGAATTTAACAAAGGTGTTAAAGGAGCATAATCATGCCTCAAGGTAAAGGAACCTACGGTTCTCAAAAAGGTCGTCCCCCTAAGAAAGGGACGAAGAAATAATGGCTAAGCCTGGTCTTTACGCAAACATCCACGCCAAAAAGCGTCGTATCGCTCAAGGCAGTGGTGAAAAAATGAGAAGCCCTGGAGATCCAAAGGCTCCTAAAAAGTCCGACTTTGATAACTCGGCAAAAACTGCTAAACGTAACAAACTCAAAATCAACAAATGAAATTCTTTGCTATCCTCCCCGCCGTCGCCCTGATGGCTGCTCCCGCTTTCGCTGCTCCCTACGTTAACGTGGAAGCTAACAGCGGTTTCACCGGCAGTGACTACACTGGTACCTCTACTGACTTCCACGTTGGTGTTGACGGTGCTGAAGGTGTTGCCTCTTGGTATATCCAAGGCGGTCCTACCGTTGTCTCCCCTGACGGTGGTGAAGCTGAAACCATCCTGACTGCTAAAGTTGGTGGTGGTGTTGGCGTTTCTGAATCCCTCTCCATTTACGGTGAGATTGCTGCTGCTTTCGATGATGTGAACTCCTACGGCACCAAGGCTGGTTTGAAGTACCGTTTCTGATAAAGTCTAGGGCTGGACTGGACAAGCGCCTTGCCAGCCCTTACCAAAGTGCGCTCATACATACCTGAACAAACACACGCACTTACTATTTTAATGACTGCTGCAATCGCTTTGAAAAAACAGTCGGGTGCCTGGGATCAATTTTGTGACTGGGTAACTTCGACTAATAATCGTCTTTACGTCGGCTGGTTCGGAACACTGATGATTCCGTGTCTCCTCGCCGCCACCATTTGTTTCATCGTAGCGTTCGTCGCTGCACCACCTGTTGATATTGATGGAATCCGCGAACCTGTCGCAGGCTCCCTGTTGTATGGAAACAACATCATATCGGGAGCCGTCGTTCCGAGCAGCAATGCCATCGGACTACACTTCTACCCAATTTGGGAAGCTGCTTCACTTGATGAATGGCTGTACAACGGCGGTCCATTCCAGCTCGTCACTTTCCACTTCCTCATTGGCATCTATGCTTACATGGGACGCGAGTGGGAACTTAGCTATCGACTAGGGATGCGTCCCTGGATCTTCGTTGCTTACTCTGCTCCAGTCGCTGCAGCCACTGCAGTATTCCTCGTCTACCCCTTCGGTCAAGGATCTTTCTCTGATGCAATGCCACTCGGTATCTCCGGCACGTTTAATTACATGCTGGTCTTCCAAGCTGAACACAATATTCTCATGCACCCGTTCCATATGTTGGGAGTTGCTGGTGTATTTGGGGGTAGCCTGTTTAGTGCTATGCACGGTAGCCTTGTCACGTCTTCTCTTGTTAGGGAGACGACTGAGGATGTGTCTCAGAACTATGGCTATAAGTTTGGACAAGAAGAAGAAACGTACAACATCGTAGCAGCACATGGCTACTTCGGACGACTTATTTTCCAGTACGCATCCTTTAACAATAGCCGTAGCCTTCACTTTTTTCTGGCTGCTTGGCCTGTTGTTGGTATTTGGTTCGCTGCTCTGGGCGTCAGCACGATGGCTTTTAATCTTAACGGCTTTAATTTTAACCAGTCCCTTCTTGATAGTCAGGGACGTGTTGTTCGTACTTGGGCCGACATCCTTAACCAAGCGAACCTGGGATTTGAAGTCATGCACGAGCGCAACGCTCACAACTTCCCTCTGGACCTTGCTTCTGTTGAAGCATCTCCAGTCGCCTTGTCCGCCCCCACCATCGGCTGAGGCTGAATCGCCGTCCGTTCATCCCCTTAGTGGGACGCATGTAACCTGATCATGGAACGGGGGTCAGGTGCTTGGAGATTATCATGGCTACTCAAGTCACTTACAAGTATCGCGGCGTTTCTTACACTAAAACGGTAGTCCGTTAAAGCGGCATTGGGAGGTGCAAACCCTCCCTTACCAATTGGCATTGGCCTCTACGGAGATACCCTTTGCCGTCTAGACGGTGGGATAGACCACAACATATTGCTACAAAAAATTTCCAAACGTTTGGGAGCAAGTCTATTTAATCTTACTCCTTTAAAA